TCTCCTTTAAATAAATAATGCTGCCATGAAGCAGCTTTGTTTTGTTTATGAATATCGATTTTGATTGCATGCATAAAGATTTCTTGTTGACCAACCCGCATTAGTCAAACAAGGAACCGTAAGGTTTCGCTTTCTCTTTTGCTTTATCAGAAGCAAAACTCACTCTAATCATATCTTTCTGAGATTCTTCTTTCTTAACGGCATATTGCATTGTCTCTTTTCCGACAATTGCATTACACTGAAGCTCTAATTCAGAAGCAGAGTATTTATTTCTGTCTCCTTTAAGAGCAACATACTCCAGATTGTCCTTCAGTTGTTCATCGAACGACGCAAATACTGCATCTTTTTCAGATTCGATTTTCTGAATCTCGGCCTGTTCTTTGTACTGTTTCAATTCGGCATATGTAGAGCGCATCATATTAAGCGCATCACGTTCTGCCTCGGTTAAATATTCCGCGAACACCTTTTCGCGTTCGCCTGTCAGCGAGAACACGCCTTCTTCAGTTTCGGCATAACCCTGTTTATAACATTGAGAACCGCACCAAGGCTTCATAATAACATGGCTTTCATACACTTCACACATATAATAATCGTTATCTTCGTAGCCATAAGTCGCATTCACAAGGTCTTCAATAGCCCAAGCCTTTTGCGTTAAAGACAGTTCAAATGTTCTGTCTTCAATCTGGACAGAAAAGATTTTTCTTTTCTTTTCTCCATCATCGCCAGAGTCCGCTCCATCAGAAGGAGACTCTTCAGCAGATGTTTCTGCTACAGGTTCAGACGCATCGCCAGTACCATCTTCACCATTGGCATTGTCAACAACTGGTTCTTCTGGTTCTTCTGCGACAGGTTCACTGTCAGCTCCAGACACGTTAGACTCTCCAGTGCCGTCACCATCTTGATCGTCCTGATTGCTCATATCAGGCTGATCTTCTCCTGCGCCTTCATTCCGTTATTATTCCCATCAGAAGCACCACTATCTGCTCCATCGCCGGAAGCATCAGAGGCACCATCTTCACCATCAAACTTGGTCATCTGGTCAATTTCCTCCGGCATAGCCTCTTCAGCGCCTTTCGGTAAATCCTTCGCCATTTCGGTTATCCTCCTTTCTTCCGGATTTTTATTATCGCTTAACTCTGTGGGTACGCTCTCACCATCAGAGACAGCAAACTGTTCTTCAATAAAAATGTTTGCACCATCCATTCCAGGCTCGACATCTTTACCATACTCATCTTTACCAAGAATTGTAACCCCGGTAAAAATGAACGAGTTAATAATAAGAGTTTTTTCGTTCGCATCATAAGAAAGATCGTTCAGCTTTAGTTCTACAGAACAAGCCGCCTTCTTATCTCTCTTTAATATTTCTGCCGCTTTTGTATATTTCTCCCAAATAACACCAGAGACAACAGCATAATCTTTATTCTTTTCGTAATCGTGTTCAATCATGCCTTCTTTCGAAGTAATTACACCAACCGGGATTTCTTCATAAACGATCTCTCCGTTTTTGTCCTGGTACATTTCATGACTCTTGAATTCGTACTGTCCGTCAACTTCATGTATATACCCAAGAATCGGTCTTGAATAAAACGAAGGCAATGCGTCTTGCATTGCCTCGTAAGTGATAGACGAACCGTTCAAATTTTTTCCAACATGACACGATTGTAAAACAACTTTTAACAACTCTTCGTCGTTTAATTCTTCGAACTTCATTCTTCCGTCTGTTCGAACAACAAGCTCTTTTTGTGCGCTTTCTGCATTAAAGTGAATATCTTTACCTTTTTTTTCGAAGTATTCACACAGCGCATCCATTGTTAAAATCTTAGTCATAATTCCTAGACCTCATCAGATTTAGCATTTCTGGAAACCTCTGCCTTTAGGCGTGAGGTTGCTGACATGCATAACCGATCCGTAACAACAACATTGGCTTTATCTTCTTCAGACATAGAAGCATTTTTGTCTGTAAAATTCATAAACGTCCAACCATCAATGGTCTTGTTTACAAGAGGAAAGCCTTGTTCGATTAAATGATTTGCAGTCGTTTCATTTTTTGTGAACAGCATTAATTGTTTCATTCAGCAACATTATCTCCTTCTTCGTCCTTGTCATCAGATTTGTCTTCTTCAGAAATATTTTCGTCAGTCTTTTCTTCGGATCCTTCTCCTGTAATATTTTTGATCTGCTCGTCTGTCCTTGCGGTAGAAGATTGCGTAAACGAAGACAGAAGAGGAATCCATTCGCTGTGGCACTTAAGAATTCCATTCTCAAGATATTGCGTTTGATATGACTCTAATGGATCTGTGCTGTGCATTGCAGCAATCTGTAACTTGACCGGAACGCCATACTGTGCAGCATTAACAACGCTTTCTTTGTATGTCTGCTTAGTATACGGACTTACCATCAAATACTTAATACGCGTACTCGCACCATTCAACGAATAGTTAATGTATCTGTTCACCCAGGCTTCAATCTGAGGAAGAAGCGGGCGAAGAGCATACATCGTGTCACTAATCATTGCGGCAGTAAACGGAACTGCACCGGACATATTTTTACGATCAAGAATTTGAGACACGCCGCCATTCTGGAAAAGATTTGCCATTGAATTGGAGATCATATTTGTGTCTTCTGGCGTTGTCCCCTTAAAGTCAACTGTATCAATTGGCAATAATGAAATGCCGGAAGCAACCTCATCGGGAAGGCTGTCTTTAAACTTTTTATAATATGCAACCGCCATATCCAGATCAACTTTAAACTGATTCGGTCTTTCTGCGCGTTCCAATGTTTCTGCCGTCATATAAACAAGCTTGTACGCACTCAGCGCTTCTTTAACAGCCTCAATGCTCTGTAAATCAATTAAATCAATAATTGGTTCAAACAACGCAACGAATGGGGGCAGAATCAACCCAAGATCGTCCATATTGATCTTTAAGCAAAACGTTTTATTTGCATCCAACTGTTGCCATTGCTCTTCCGTACCATTTTTCCACTTATTATATTTCTCTTTAAACTCGGAATCCCACCATTCAAGATCATCCGGATAAGCGTCAAAATAAGCAAAATCGTATGCAAAATTAATCGTACCATCATAGTTGTAAGATGATATTCTGCAATAGTCCGGATCGAGCGGCATTAAAAAGAACGCAGAATCATTTTCATATGTATAGCCATATACAATATCTTCTCTCCATGCTATAACAAGCATCTTAAATATCTGCATTGGCATATTCATTTTTTCTAATTCCGCAATCACCTGCTCATAATCTTTAATAACCTTTTTATCAGAAGGCTTCTTTAACATGCTTACGCCCTTTGGAACAGCGGTGTAAGCAGTTGAATCAAACATCTCTGCAAAATAATGAACAATTCTTCTGTAAGGATAAGACACCCGATACAAAAACCTTGAAAGATTTCTGATATTCGCTTCCTGCGAAACAGGGTTGCGCATATAAGTGCGCAATCTTTCTTTCGAAAAAATCTGAAATGTTCTTGATGGTGTTTTTGTAAAGTCTCTAAACTGCAATTGATCGAGAGGTTTGTTTTTTTTAAAAAATTCTCTTTCTCTTTCTACTTCTCTTTTTGCAAATTCAGCGGCAATTGCCTCGACATCAAGTTGTTCCTTTTTCTTTCTGTTATATTTTCTTTTTCTCTTTTCCGGAGCAGACGCTTCCGTATTCACTTTTTTCGGCATGTCGCTCCTCCATCAGCCAATGCTTTTAAACGACGCCAACGTTTTCTTCTTAAGCGTTGAACTAAGAAGTTGTACGGGCGTCATATCTTTTTCTTTGTCATACTTGCTTAGACGATCTCTGTTTCTTTTTTGCAAAAGAGCATATGCCATCATAGCAGCACAATAAGCTCTGTCATCATGCAAAGTATTGTTGCTGTGGTTAATTCCAGAATCAGCATTCTTATGCGCAGGTAATGCAAATCTGTCTTTTGCACTTTCTGTTTTGTACCGGCAGATATTTACAATTTCTTCTTTTAACATATCTAATTGATTAAGAGAAATCTCTTCTTCCGGCGTCAACTTTCTTATGCTTGTACTTGCGGTGTTTAATTTCTTAAGATACTTGGAAATAAATTCGTCAGACTTTCCTTGCTTTTTTAACTTGGTTCTTACTTTGTCTATATGTGCCTGATTAACATCAACAATGTTTAAAAACCCATGCTGATTATATTCTTCCGTAAACACAAACCAGTCATTCTGTACACATTGAATCAAGGCTTCATAAAACTCTGATTTATATGCACTCGGAGGCATTACATGCAAAACTCTCTTTGCACTTGGGAATTTATCTAACTGTTCTTTGCTATATTCATCATCGACGATGCCAGGATGTTCGATCCCAACCTTGTCTTTCCAAGGCTCAATCAGATAATCCGGAATAATTGTGCCTCCACCACCGGCTCCCGCATCAGAATACATTGTGATTTTTTCATAGTCTAAAGATTTCCCATTATATGCCAAAAGCAATTCTCTGATAAAATCCATCTGCTCAGGCATGCGCATAGGAGACTTATTTCTTAACCCGACATCAGCAAAGTTAATTCCGTTGCATAAGAACATCGTCCATCCTTTTGCTTTATCATAAACAAACTTTCCGATCAGAATGAACGAATTGTCCACCATTCTTGCGCTATCGTAAGTAAACACAAATTCACTATCTTCTCCATCGCTTTCTAAAATCGGAGGAGCAGTAACACAATTTCTTGTTACCCATTCACGTCTAATGATTTGGTTCTCGCCACCATCCTGTGTAAACCGGTTATAATACTCCCGATTTGCCTTATATGGATTTGCTCTTAATTCAGAATCAACCGTTTCTTGGGTCAAAAGAGATACGGGATACTTTTTCCCCATATAAGTCGCATTAATTGCAACATCACAGTTTAAATCAGCAACGAAATATCTGCTGTCGCCCAAAAGCATCTTTTTTGAATAATCCCGATACCTTATGTATAACTCGGTATCAACAGAGGACGCAGAAGAAGCGATAATAATCTGATTCGGTATTTCCTTTGGAAGCGTTCTAACATCCAGAGCGCCACCAAGTTTAAAATCTGAGCTGTTTGTCGTATAAGCGCCAATAACAGTTAGCACTTCTTCTGATAACCAACCTGCTTCATCAAAAAATACAAGATTGGCTCTCTTACCACGTTGCGTATCAACAGAACTGTTGATTGTTCTTACGTTTGAACCGTTATACAATTGAAACGTAAATGAAGCAGGATTGTGAATGAAACCATCCGAGTTCGCGGCATGTCTAATTACTTCGCCTGCAAAAATATCTGTCACGCCCGTAAAAGACGTAATATTGTTCTTTGCAATATCCTCAATCTTCTTGTAGGTTTCAATAGACTGTGCCGCCGTACCGGAACTGATAACAGATTTATAGTCATTAAACAGCAAACATTTGGACATTAAAAAAATTGCACCAAGAGTTGTTTTACCAATTGCTCTTGATTCCAGCCAAATGCAAAACTGTGTATTCCACGAACGCATAAAGACATATTTCTGATTATCTAACAGCGTTACACCTAAAAAAGTTTCTGCAAACCAAACAGGATTTTTTCTGCCTGCCTGGATAATCTCACAGAACCTTTTGTACGAATCATATTTTTTTTGGGATATTTCAAGATCGGTTGGTTTGTTGAAGACGTAATAGTTTTTAGGAATCAACACCGGACTTTTCTGTTCCGATATTTTCTTCGGATCCGGCATCCTGCCCCTCCTCATTTTGATCATCGATGTCTTCCGGGTCTACTTCGAAGTCATCGTCTTCATCAACATCTTCCTCAATAAACTCAACATCAATCCTGTCTTGTCCCAATACTTCTTCAGCATTTTCATCTTCTTCTAATGTCCAAATATCTCCCTGGTCATTTTCACGCATCGACTGTTGGAATTCGTTTTCGTAAATATCCGGATCGTTTACTCCTCCTTCGTCATCAAGAAGAAACGCCCTGTTCTTTACAACATCTTCTTTTCCAATCGAACGTAAATATTCTTTCAGGTCTTGGTTTTCTCTTAAAAGAATCCTGGCTTGTTCAGAAGCTTTATAAGCAACGCGCTCCCATTTTTCAATCAAAACTCTTTGATCTGCGATCATTTCGGGAATGTCATTCTCATTAATTCTTATCTGATCAAGGATGGAAGCAGTGGAAATATCTGAAACCATCTTGATACCGGCTGCCGTACCGATATCAAAACCATTTACTTCAATCTCTCTAAGATCAAGTTCTTTCATTTTCTTCAATTTGCCGGATAATGTATTTGCACCTTTTGAATTATTTGTGTTGTGAGCAAATGAAATCCCATTATCTTTAGCTAAAGATAACGCCGTATCCATTAAAGTCTTCTGTGTTGCATGAAGATTTTTTAACGTACCGGCATTATCCAATAATTTACCAGGATCGGATGTGATTTTAGAAATAACGTCATCAATTTTACCTGCCTGATGATATGCTTTTACAATCTGAATGATAGAAGATACCTTCATGGCGTCTTCGTTAGATTCCGGAGAGGAGTCAAGATACTTAATCATCTGCGCATAAAGCAATGGTTTGTCTTCTTCAGACTCATTGGCAAACGGATCGTATCCAATTAATCTAATACAATCTGCTCTGTTAATATCCATCTCAGCAGTTATTTCATCTAATTCCGCTTGAGGGAGATTTTTATTTGCGTTGAAACCTTCTCTAACCTCTTCGAGATCTCTGACTGTACGAGCTTCCGTATCATCCCACGTTCCATTTGCATATCTGGTCCTTGCCAAAATTGCCATATAGTTTCCAAAAGTGGTTCTTGTATGTCGTGCGTCCATATTTGGGTCTTTAGCTGCCATATCCGCATCTTCAAATACCGAACGTATAAACGGTTTATCCATAAGCCTGAGTGCGAATAGCATGCTTTCCATAGTCATGCCCTGAGATATGCCATATTCAACCCTGTTAGCAATTTCATTTGCACATTTTTTGCAAATAGGAGTAATACTTGCCTTGTTGTAATGAACCTCGTGTTTATAAAAAGCAGTTTTGTGTTGCTTTTTATCGCAATAAAAACATCGGTAAACATCTTTTTCACTTGTAGTTGTTTTCCGAGTTTTTCTCGCCCCTTCTTCCGTGATTAATACCGCCATAGAAGATCCTTTCTAACCTTTTTACCTTTTAATCCACGGAGACAAAAAAAGGTCTCCATAAAGCGTAAAATAAAAAACATTCAAAATGATTGAAATTATTGGGTTTCAAGATGTTGTGTATTAGAAACTCTATCATACAAGATTTAGAAATGCTTGATTTTATGGGATTTTAAGACAATCGAACATAAAGTCGAATGCTGACACTACTAATTTATATATCGCCTTTAAAGCTACAAAAGTTTAGCCCTCATTTTTCTCTTGTATTCCCTGTTTTTTGCGCGTCGAACATCCCTTGCACAATGCTCGCAATACTTTTGATGAGAGCTCGCCGTCTGTGGAATAAATCTTGTACCGCAAACCTCGCACTGTACAGACTCCTTCGGCACTTTCTTTCGGATGTTTTCTACGATTACGTCCCCAAATACAGCCCAGGCAAAATCTTTTCGAACAACATTCTTGCGAATGTAATATAAATACTTGAATACCATATCGCATATGTCCTGCCAGGAATATTCCGGAAGACTTTCTTTGATCTCGTCCTGTAAATTTTTGATAGCAGCATAATAATTAGTTTCGGCGTTACCATAATCGGACTTGGGTGGAGTTAGTCTGATATGAGACCCTCTAACCGCATTCGAATATACGTTCACCACATCATTTTCTACACGTATGTTCGGATTACTCACCAACACACGCCAATCTAATTTCCCAAGATTTTCAGCCGTAAACTTAATACGAGGGTTAATGATTGCAGATCCGATACGATTGATAACGCTGGCATTCCACTCCTCAACCTGTTCGTCAGCCCTGTCTTTTGCATATTTAAAGAAATACGGAACCTTCTTGCCTCCGATACAGTCTTTTATTTTTTTATCAACCTCGCTTGTTCTGGTCATATTATATCCGGACTTTGCACTGTCAATATTGATATTTTCTTCAAGTGTCAAATACTTTACCACGTCTAAAATTAATTGCCTGTCTTCAGAAGACATACTAAGCCAATCCTCTGCGCTGTTCCATGCTTTAGTAATAAGATTCGCATAAACTCCAATCTTATTTGCCTGAAATGCCCTCTGTAAAGCAATCCATATGTTTTCAGAATTCAATTCGACGCCCTCTGCGTGTTTTAAATCAAAATACAGAGGAACCACATCATCGTTTCTCCAATTGCGCTTTACGACCTCTCTAAATGTTGGATCGGCAGTTACCATAAGCCTGTCTCCATCATAATCTAATTGAACCACTCTGGCCAACATATCATGATTGGAAATATAGATTGCGTCCGTATCAAAATAATCCTGTATTCTCGGATCGTCTCTGTAAATATTTTTTAACAATACCTGTTCTCTATATAGAGCAGGACTTCTCATAGCAACCAATTCGTCAGAGTGAGAGAGCAGCCTACACGAACATTGGTTCGCATGTAATAATCCCTTTGGCGTTTCTTCTCCAAGGAACAAATGTTCGCAAAACGCATAAAGATCCGGAATGACAAAAGTAAAAAACCCTCTGGATTCAAGCTTTGCGCTTTTAAATTTCTTAACCAAACTGTTTTTCGCGTCTCTCAATTTTTTCTTTGCATATTCATCCTTTAACAGTTCCGGATACAAAGCCAACGCGTTCTGCCAAGGAGTCCGGTTCATATTATAATCTGTCGCACCAAGAACACGAAGCATCGTTTCTTTATCGCTCGACAACTCTCTAAGCGTCGTATTAGACTGCATGGTCAAAATCCGAATCTCATCATCTGTCATATCAGTAAGAGATTGCAGATACTGATAATTATATCTGGCCTTTAACGGTTTCGGACCTTCCATATTTGCAATACCGGCAAGACAACCATACTTTTCAAAATTTGTACAATACTCGTCCCAGCTCTTGTAACATTTTGCAAGCTTCAGCATAGAGTCCGTAAAGATAACTTCAATATCATCCTCTATGACGTCCCATTCTTTTCCCCAATAATCAACAATCTTCGGAGAAGCGTAGTTCTCTTCAATGAACCTCAAAAAATCAAAACTGCAAAGAAGCCCCTTCATCCAAGGCGCACGAAAAACAAAATTCTTATCACTCACTCTGGGCAAAACCATCCCACATCCGTCCACTCTGTCAAAAGCAACATCCATCTCCTGACGGGTGATTGCATAAGTTTCGTTGTCAAGATGATCGACAACGCCTCTGACCGTTACTTCATAATCCGGAACAACAATGCATCTGCGGATATTAAAAGAACCCATTCCCATCCTTAAAGCTTCAACAAAATCCGTAGGCCAGATATCAACGGCAGAAGACGGAAGAGCAGTATAAGCCAAAAACTTTGTGGCGTTAATCTGGGCACGTTTATTAATCTCTTCAACCGGCATGCCACAAGTCAAAGCCATTTTATGTTTTTCATAAGTTGAAGACTTAATAAACATACCCTTTTTCAAACGAATCGCAGCAGCAGAAGAAGTATAGTATTGGTATTTTTCACCGTTTAAAGTAAAACCTCTCTTGATAAGTTGTTCCATTGTTGTATAGAAATATACCTGAACCGTAATCAGATCCATTGTTGTTTCATTAGGTTTAATCCCAAGAGTCTTTGAAAGAATTGATTCAAACAAAGAAATTTGATTATATTCACAGATTGAACCGGGAGAAAGAGATCTTACTTCTGTACACGCCTTTAACGCCTCTGAATACATTTCTTTGTATTCTGCGGCGCGTTTTGAAAAACTTCGTTCTTTTGCAACTGCCTTGTACTTTTCAATGACAGCCCGCTTAAGTTCTTCTTTGTCTTTTTTATTCCCTTTAAATCCTCGTACCGCACGACCTTCTTTGATCATCCGGTCCTTTATATCCGCTAATCCCTTATTTCTCCTTTTATTCAACATCATCTTGTTGTATAATTCCCGTTCTTCCGGCGTGTCGAAGTCTCCGGTCGATACGGAATAGGAGAAATACTGTGTTGACAGAGCCATTGTCAATACCTCTTTATACGACAGACTGTTAATCCTTTTATTCCACTTACGACCAATAAGCCTCCTCACATCAACAGGCATAAGCTTGATTGTGCAGGAAGCTTTCGCTCGAAACCTTTTCCTTGTTCTCAATGTGCAAAAGAAGAAGCTGTGCTTCCATATTTTTTGAAATATGGGGGAAGAACGCGCTCTTCCTCATAACCATCTAAATTGCGTCCCCGATCAAAAACCCTAGGATATCAACGCGTTTCGTTTTTAAGTTTCACAATTTTCCTGGTTATGGCTACATGTTTAATGATTCTTTCATACGCTCTTTCACGACGCCGAGCGGATACCCGTGTGCTACTCCGTATGATGCCAGTTTGTTATGGTAAACTGGATAAACTCCCCGCGCCTGCGTTCCCACACAGGACTTACCTTGCTCACCGTCTGCAAGGACGGACTTGCCAGAACTGCTTTGGGCTACAGCCGCATTATTGTTTCCAACAATGCTCATACAGGCTGTTTATTTCGGTTGTCTCTCTCCGAATCGACCCTGGCCGACCTCTTTGGTTACAACCTGCGTTTGAAACAGAGACATCCATTTCTCTAAAACGTAAGAATCCTCTTATCGCCGATGGAAATTATATCACGAAAAAGAAAAAGAAGTCAACGAAGAATTATATATCTCTTTATAAAATTTCCATAACCCCGGCTTTAACGGTTTCGGTTTAAAAGAGGAGAATAAGCATCCGAAGCTCTGAATTTCACAGATTTCGCCATGTGCGCGTTTACCATGCTCTTATCGCGAGCCTACGTGATATAACACCCAAAATACCGATGCGCACATTTGCGGTATATTATGCGGGAACGCGGGGAAAAAGAAAGGTGTGAGGAATTCCCTTATTATGCATTCTCCTGACCGTACCGCACGGCCACGAAACATGAAATATTTAAATAGCATGGGCAGGACTCGAACCTGCGACCTCACGATATATCGTGCTCTCTAGCCAACTGAGCTACCACGCAAACCACCTCGGATCCAAGGAAACTCATAAAACCAGTTAGGGTAGTAGTATGAGCGCATCGGGCGTAGGTGAGTTGCACACCTCTTAGAAGTTTATAAGACTTCCGTTCTACTGCTGAACTAACGCCCATTATTTACATTTCTGTTTCTATAGATGTGATTTTTCCACAAATCAGCGTCTATAAATACAAAAATTGCGTTTTTTGTTTCTATGTGCCTTGAAACCGCTTCGATGCACTTGCTAAACCTTAAAGGTGGCATCCTTGCCCAACTCCGGCACACATCTGTAAATCACCGACTATTGCTATCACGGTCTATGGTCTATCTCTTACAGATAGTTTTTCGCATCCTCACGGTAGCAAGGCCGTTCTCTTGAATGCTATACGGACACACGTTCGTCATACGTGACGCACCGCTTTATTTTGAATCGTCCACTAAAGCAGGACCTCTCTATTCTCTATCCTCTTTTCGCACAGATTGGCTTTTTGTATCCTCACCTCTCACCTCTGCACCATAAAAATCTTATTAAATGCTTTAACGATTGTATTTCGCACCGGACCAAAAATTTTCTCTTATGTTTCCAGCCCTCTTTACTTTTTTCTTGAGCCCTTCCCAAGCAACAAAACAAGGGATATAAGTTTCTTTTCTTCGACGTACCTTTCCGTCAAATCCTTTATACTTTCTTGCAGCCCTCCTCTTCACGCAAAACTTTCCAAACCCGGAAATTCTTACTTCTTCTCCATCTGCCATATTCTCAACAACAACGTCTTGTGCGGCATAAAGAATCTCTTTTACAAGAGCCTGGGAATAATATGTTTTATCAGATACCGCTTTAATCAACTCTGTCTTATTCATAGCAACACTAATTCCTTCTTTCTGCCTCTCTCTAAAAAATTAATATACCCTTCTCGTCTTACCATTTGCCCCAGAATCAATTTTATATATCTCCTCGATACTTTTTACCTAAACCACTCTTAAAATCGATCTGAGGGCATCTGACGGCTTCACAGCACCTATCTCTAAAATTCTACTCTTCATTCATCAACCATCAAGCCATCACTCTTCGCTCTTTATTCTTCATCAGCCGCTTTTAATCTTGCAATTAAATCCTTCCGGTATTCAACCTGATCCTGTTCTTCAAGATACTTGTAAATCTTTTCAAGTTCTCTCAAGATTGAAGCAGACATCATTTCAATTTGTGGAGCTTTATACTTCAAGGAGTATTTAGCTTTAACAAGTCTCAGAAACCCTTTGTCATATTCTTTCTGTGTTTCAATTCTTTGGATTTCTTCCTGACTCATTACTGCCATAAGATTTTTCTCCTTGCCACCTAAGCAAATTTAAGAAAACGTTCGCCTCACTGATTGGATTATATATCTCTTTTAAAAGAATTGCAAGAGGGAAGTTATAAGAATGTGGGGCGAAAAAAATTTTTTATTTTATCAGCCATATTTATTTTATCAGACATATACCTTCCTTACGCATTACGCGCGCGCGCGATATAATTATCATTTAAATTACAATTATCATTTAAGTTACAAACATTATTTAAGTTACAAGTATTATTTAGATTACAGATATTGTTTAAATTATAATTATTGTTTAGGTTACAGATATTATTTAAATTACAAACAATAAGATATATATAAACAAAAGAAATAAATAAAAAAATTAAAATATGGTTCTCAACCATCGCCCGCTCGGAGAGGGCGAAACAATCTTTTATATATATCTATGTGTGTAAGTATTTACAAAAAACGTTGTAAGTATTTACAAAAAAAGCGGTAAGTATTTACAAAGCGGTAAATACTTACAATTTTTCATTTAATCTTTAACTAATTTTTAACCCAACTAAAATCATCTTCATCTAAAACAGAGTATATATGCCCGTTTTTATTCTCAATTATTTTTGTATTTTGAGAATTTTGTTCTGTCCCTTTTTGCGTTTCTGTTTTTATACAATCATTCTTTTCTCTGTTCCATGTTCTTAGATCCATTTCTAACAATCTGATATGATCGAGATATACCGAAAATCTTTTAGCCCCTTCTAAAACATGACCATCTTCATCAATACCTCCTAAATATTTAGAAATATCCTTCATGTTGACATAGATTCTTTTCGGATACTTTTTTACACGATAAATAAACCCATATTTTTCAAGAGTCAGAAGATAGTTATATATAGTCTTAAGAGATACATTCAGATCTTTTGCCAATCCTTTTTTAGATTTTATGCAATAATGATCTCCTGTCGGTATTTCTTCCTGTTCAAAATTTTCAGAAAAATCATTAGTTTCATTTTCAAAATTTTCCGATTCTTTGCTCACATACTTTTTGCTTAAATACAATATGTCTTCCAAAAGTAATAATTCTCCGGTTTTAAGACCTTCTTTTTTTGACATATCGATGGTCATATTACCTCTCCTTTATTCTTCCTCAATATCTTCATCATCATCAAAATCATCATCATCAAAATTATTTGTCTCTATTTCGATACTATGATTATTTTCATGATTGTTCTCTTCGTCTGTTTCATAATCTATTTCATAATCATTTTCAATATCATTTTCTCCATCTTCGTAAATGTCATCCCAATCTTCTTCATAGACTTCATATTCTTCAAACACCATATCTTTTTTCTTTTTCTTTTCTTTTTTCAGTTCCTTTTCAATTCTTATTTGATTCTCTGCTGCTTTTGCGATATCGGTTGTGGTTATTATATTTCTTGTGTTGGCTCGATTTGGTAAAAGTTTATAATCTCTAATTGCTACGCCCCATCCACTATCATCAGCCTCATTTATCAGTTTTGGCCGGAATGTAGTTATTCTTCTTCCTCTGTTTGGATACTGCTCATCTCCACTCCAAGGAATATAGGATCCATATACCTCTTTTATGATAATTTTGTGTCCCGATTTTTCAAAATCAAAAAATCTCTTCCACCATTTGTAGTGAAAATAATAATTTCTTCCATGTGCTTTTCCTACTTGTCTTTCCGGGATTTCTCCGAGATAACTACATAATTCCTGATAGTTTTTAAACACCATTCCTTTTTCTAACATATCATTTATTTTTTCTGCATATAACATATCGTATGAATAAAACAATTTCATCGTATCCAGATACTGTTCGGCTTTTTTTAACTTTAACTTATATTCATTTTCCTGCGGTGTAGCTTTTCCCGAACCATAAACATATTTATCATAATCATCCCATTTATCACTGTTGATTGCTCCTAAGATTACATGGGAATTCCACATTCGTCTGGCATAATCCAGACGCATATGAAAGTCGGTAGAAACATGACATTTTTGACAATATATACTATATGATTCTCCGCTGTTTCTTTTTGCGGCAGAAGTATTTCTCCCCCGGATAATAATCGGTTTTCCTCCACAAATACAACAAAGAAATTCTCTCCCTGTTTCTGATTGTTCAACTATAAAAGTTGGAGATGCTCCGTCTGTGGCCTTTATAAGACGCATAATTCTGTCTCTATCTTCATAAAGTTTACCCTCAGCTTTTAACTTTTTAACTATTTCCCTGTCTTCTTTTTGGCTTTGCAATGTAATTTTTTGTCTTTGTTTCCTTCTTTCAAGAACGGGATTAACCTTTGGTGACGGTAATCCTTTAAAATGTTCATTGTATGACAGCGACAAATCCTTTTGTTCCGAATCATCAGGATCTTCCGGAATCAACAAAGCAGAGATAAAAGGATCATATTCGTCTCCAAGATGTTCGATGTGAATCGGCAATTCTGTTTTCCAGTATTTATCTTTTTGCTTATTTTCTTTGCTCATGTCTATTTAAAATCAACTCCATTCTCAATTGCTTTATTAACATCTTTCTTGTTTATATCCAGTATTTTGCGTTCTTTGACAACTCTGTATACTTCATTCGGGTTATCTTCAAAATCTTCCGGTTTTCCTTTGATCAACATACCTGCTTTAACTTTATTATGCACATTAAGTAAAGCATATGCTGTTTCTATCGGAAATGCCGGATTCAATAAAATATATTTGTCTGATACAATCTGAGTTTTCCAGATATCATCAATTACAACCTGATCTTCTGTTTTTTGTTTCAAAAGATTATATTGCTCTTTTTTCAGAGTCTCCAACATACCCTTTTTTGCAAAGTAGTTTTGCTGCTTCTTTGCGTATTTATTTTTTTTAGACATCGATTTTTAATCTCCTTTCCTTCCTGTCCTTTTCTTCTTCAAGTTTCTTTTGTCTTCTCAGTTCTAAAACAGAATAAGATAACTTATTCAAATTTGGTTTCGCAAAAGGACAAGTATTGCCTTCGTAGGTTGATTCCAGAATTGCACATTGATATGTTCCATATACTTTTTTGCGGAACCAACATGGTCTTGTATCACGACATTCCCAAGATCTAATCATATTTTCTCCTTATGGTTGTTATACGTCAAAATCTTTTTTGATACGTTCTTTGATAATTTCCATCTTTGTCTTGATTGCTTTTTCTTTTTCCGGGTCTGTTTCGGGGAGATCTGTTTTCAAAAGAGTATAGTCTATAGCCTCTTCCAAAGTAGCAATGATTTTTAACAGTCTGTAATTGGCAATCCATAATACAAGAAATGTAATTGCCCATAGCGCGTACAGTATTATGATAGATCCTATGATAAACGTAACCATTATTTATCTCCTTTAGGTTTTATGAGGCAGCAGGTTCAAGAACAAATATTCGTATAGATCATCAGTTGTTTGCAGATAAATTTTGACACCTGCGTCCAGATCATAAATTTCTTTTGCCTGAGTCCCATATTCAAATTCGGTGGCCCAGGTTTCAATTAGCCTTACGGTATATTCCGCATATCCGGATTTTTGCATAACAGGATCGACTTTTCTGCTCATTGTCCAGTCAAGGATATTAACATAAGGCGTATCTAAACAATCATCCAGTGTACGAAGCATTTCTACGACTATAGGATAAATGTCTAATTCGACCATACCGCTTTGATTTGAATTCATTCCCCGGACAGATCCGGTAAGAGAATCAATCTGTTGTTGAAAATTGTCGTAGTCTCTGATCTTGTCGATGTGGCAAATGAACTGTTCCCTTAATACCATGAGATTCCCCCTTTTTGAACTTGATGATGGTTGATGGTTGCCTGGTGTTTGGTTTATCTATTTTTACCTTGACACGTTTCTGTTATTTTTTTTATTGTGCATTAGCCGAGATTTGGTTAAATTAATTAGTTGTCTGACAATTATTTTAATTGTTTTTGGTTTTGAATTGTTTTTGTTTCGTTTTATCAAAAAACATCCTGTTTTAAATAAAAATATTTAAATTTGATTTGTTTTTAAATGATTTTCAAAGGTTCCTGTTGATGGATTTCTGGGGTTTTGTTCATGATTTGTTCATATGCTCTCGACAAACCGAAGTTTATTTATCTCTCTGCGGATTAATGTGCTTATAGAATACTCCAGAATGGCGAGATATGCAAGCAGATAATTGTTAAAAAATCGGGTGGAATGGTGTTTAGAGTATTTTTAGAACTTTATAATTTTATAAATATCGAACATATGGTTTAAATGTGAGGGAAGGATTAGCGTTAGGATGTGCCGGGATATAATTATTGGGATTGTTAAGATGGAATTAATACAGTTGTGAGATAATCATAAAACGATAAAAAATGTGTCACTGATGAATATTTTATGATAGTTAAAAGGGGTTGGAAAAAATCGTAGTAATTTTGAACATATTTCGCAGTTTGAGGTTTTGAAAAAGAGAGGTTCCAGGAAGATATTTTATCGAACATAGTTTCTGTTTTTTTTATATGAGTTATTAGATGGATGTGAGTGTGGGAGAGGAGGTTTTTTGGAGAAAGAACATTTGTTTTGTATATTATTTTGGGAGTGACTGGATTGGTATTTTTTGGTCTGTGTATGAAGGTGAGTGATTGGGCCTCCGACAAAAAAATGTTGATTTTATGGGCTTTCCGTACCCCCCCGGCATGGAAAATTTTTCCCCCGATCGACTGAAATAAATTGTTATTTGTCACAATCGAAAAAAATTTTTTTGTAGTACCCGTGCGGCTTTGCGGGCAATTTTTGCGTCCCAAACAAACTTTCGAATTTGACAGGATTTGTGATCGATGCCATGCTATGAGTGGTCGGTGGCGACGCCGGACGCGGATACGGAGAAGCAAGCGCGATACGGATGCGCGGTCTTCTAACACTCATACACTCAACGAAAGGAAGGTGGCATTATGAAAAAACAGGAAATCACTCTCTCTCAACTCGTCGATCGTTTCATGGACTTAACCCCTGCTGAACTCAAGGCTTTTAATACCATGATCGAAGCCTTAAACCGCGAAAAAGCCGAAACGGCTTTGAAGCAGCAGCAAATGGCGGAAACGCCGATTGCAACGCCGAAAACGACGAAAAAAAGCGTTTCTGCCTGGTATGCAAAGCATACTAAAACCGGTGAGAAAATCATTCTTGTGGCTTTAAACGGCGGCGGTTATGATAAGACCGTCGGTGAGATTCTCAAGAAGAACTA